TAAATACATGAATATACAAAAAGACCGATATTATAGAATAAAAAATACAGATATGCTATTTATGTGTTTAGATGATAATAGTTCGCATATTCTTCTCAAAATATTGAAATGTGGAACAAACGAATCCTCTCTTCTGTCTATTCTTCCTTTTTTAATAGGTAAAGATACTTTAAAAATAATTTTTAAATTTAAAAAAGATCGGGAATTTCTAAATTCTCTAGAGGAAGTAAAGGTTTATAGTTCCCCTTGTATAAAATAGTTAATTATTAAGTAATTTATATAACTTAGAGCGATATTTTCTAGCCAGGGTAACTTTATAAATACCGTAGCCGAGATGTGGACTTAGGTAAACGCGGTCTTCTATGGGGTCTTGCCATCCTATTACCTTATCTAAAAATCCGGGACTTACCTCAAAAAGAAGGTCTTTAGGATCAAAGTTTTGTTCATAGCACTGTCTAAGGTATAATTCAAACTCAGTTCTATCGTGAAAAATATGGTTTTTATTTAAAATCATTGATAGTTTTCCATAAAGGCGTACCGTAAGCTGAGAATTTTTTATAAAATTTAAAGAATTCTTTAAGATTATAGTTGCTTAGGTATGGAAATTTGATGCTTTCTGAGCCTATTTTTTCAAGTTTTATGCGGACTATCCCGTTCATTACTGAGCAAACTTGTATTATTCTTTGGTTGTATTTGTGTTTGTAGTAGCGTTTTCTCATAATTTTTGTTTGTAATTTAGCTTCTAAAAAAATTATATCGAAAAATTTGCAAAGAGTCAAATGTTTTGATATTATAGTTTTGATGTTAGAATTAAAAGATATATATCCCGGTTTTTATTACAATCCAATAGATAAAGATGTGGTTCAAATATTAGAAGTTATTGATTTAGCTCCCAATTTAGATACAGAAGTTTTAGAAGTTCGATATAAAGTTGTAAGTGACCCTAATAATTTTTGGGGCATTGGAAACTTAAATGTTGAAAATTATGGAAGTTTATGGAAAATAATTGATTTTCGTAATGTTGTTAGATTGCATGGTTATGATAGTAAACTATGGAAATTATTAAATTCTTAATGATTTATTTTTTTCCAAAGTGGTGTTTGTTCTATAATTAAATCAAAATGATCTATATATTTTTCAATAAACACTTGAATAAATAGTTGATTAAAACTCAAACTTCTTTCATATTGAAAATTACTTAAGATAAATCTTTCAGCTTTTTCTAAGTTTTTTTCATCACTTACAATTCGTAAATTTTTAAAACTAGTTAATATCTTGTCTTTTAATTCATTTCTTCTTATTTTTTGAGAAACTTTACTACTGTCTCTAAGCTCTTGTAGTTCTTTTTCTATCTGTTTATAATGCTTACCCATACCTATACTCATGTTTTCTATTAGAAACAATTCTAGGGCTATTTTTGAAAGCCTCAGAGTGTCTTCTATATTTCGTTTAAGACTTTATATAAAGGCTGTTTTTGAGCTTCTATTTTTTTCATCTCATGTTGAGCTTGTTTTTTTCCACACTTACAGAATTTTTCAACTACATATCCAATTTCTAAAGGATTTGTTGAAAATATATAATTACGTGATATTTCTAATTCTTGATTATTAAAACCAAAAACACAACCATCAAATGGATATAAATCAGTTCTTATTGTAAGTGTTGGATATATTGTTTTTAAATGACGAATAATTGTATCTAATTCAAATATAGTATTACTCATTTAATAATTTCCACAATTTAGTGTTTTGTCCAGGAGAATATCCCCAGTGTGTTTCTAATAATCCATAAGTTAAAGAATCTCGGGTACCGTCTTCATATTTAATATCTACCCAACCATCACGTCTAATTGCTTTTATTTGAAGTCTATTCCTTCCCACTGGTGCAGTTTCTCGTAAATATCTATCTAAAATTACAAGAGTATCTAACTCTTTAAATTTAAAATTCATCATTGACTGCATTCCAAAGTTTACTACTTCTTGATTTTATAAAGTTTTTAATAATTTCTTGAGACTCTTCATCAAAAAATCTCAAAGGAATACTACCATTTATACCTCGAAAGTGTATAAAAATCAACTGTGGATCGCTTCTGTGTTTTTGAATTTTAGTAATGTCTTCAACTGAAAACATATCGGAAGTTATAGGATTTAGTATATCCCCATCATTTTTTACAAGAGTTTTTCTTATATGTTCATATATTCCATCTTTTTTCATTTTACTATTTTACCACATCTTTTACATATAAATATATGTTTTTTCTTATAAAAACTATGAAAACCAAAAAAACAAAAGGTTTTAAGATTCTTGATTTTTTGTATTAATCTTCCAAACATTTTTCAATTTCTTTGCCAATCTTATATGATCTTCTTTTTTTTCAAGAGAAAGTTCATCTATAAGACTTCGAATTTCTACAAGATCTTGTTTAAATTCAGTATTTCCATTCATATAAAAACTTAACATTTCTTCTAATTTATCCAATTTTTTTAGAATATTTTGTATTCTTTTCGAGTTTTGCATAAGGACTCCTAAGTGCCCAAGTTTCGCAACTAAATGAATTATTAGTACTTTTATTTAAAGTAACATTGTTATCCATCATATCTTCAGCACACATTTGAGAAACTTTATACCAAACAAAATCTATTTCTTCAGAATTTAATACAGATCTATTAATAACATACTGAGTATTTTTAGTATAATAGATCCACTTTTCTTCCCAAGCTTCAACTAAAGCTTCGCGAACTTTAATATCAGTTTCTTTTATGATTAATTTTAATTCAATTAATGCATCATGTTTCATGACAAATCCTATGACAGATACAATGGTTGTTTTCAGTATATCTCATATATGTGTCACTCCTCTTTTTTTCTTGTAGAAGTGTCACTTTTTTTTGAAGTAGTAAAATTACTGTAGATTTATTCCCAACTGTTTGAGTCTTTCTTCTTGAATTATAGCTTTTTCAAGTTCATCAATGTAGTATTCTACAGTTTCTTCTGTACAACCAAATGCAAATATAATATACTCTACTCTTATTTTTCCCATCACTTCTAGTTGTTAGTTGGTTAGTAACTTAGGCATGGTTTCCTAAGATTATACCAAGAACGGTGCGTCATGTCAAGTAAAAAATACTAATATTCTTAATTAACAACTAATTATGATGGTTAGATACTTTTCCATCTAGAGATAATAGTTGACATTTCTACCTAAATACTTTATTATGGCGAGATAAATACTATTTACCAAAGGATTTATATGAAAACCCTCAAATATTGCCTTTTTGGCATTTCTTTTGTATATTCTTCATTTATGATCTATAAAACTCCTAATTTTGCAGATTCTTTAATTATTGCTTCATTTTTATTAGGATTAGTATCTATGCTTTATTTAGATAAAAAATATCCAGATCAAGTTAAACAGTCAGAACTTTCCAAACTTGAAGAAGAAATGAAAATTGAAAGAATGAAATTAAGTATTGAACAGTTAAAAGAAAATAATCTTAGAGAAAAATCTATTAGAGATTCGAGAACTGCTGCTATGGGATATAGTGAAGGTAAGCATATCAAATTTTAGGAATTATTATGACAAAACAAATAGATAACTTACTAGAAGAACTTGAAAAAAAAGCTTTAGATATCGAACTAGCTGAAGAAATTACTGAACTTCAAAAAGAAGTTATCAGCTTAAGAAAAACTCTAGAATCTTATGGAATTAGAGAAGAAATGCATGTTACTAATATCGAATTTATATGTCAAAAAGAATTAGATAATTTGAAAAAAAGAGCTATGGGTGGAGGTCTATCTTCAGATGAAGCTAAGGTATTTGATCTACTTCATAAAAATCTTAGAATGGTAAGAGGTAAAATTAAGAAAAAAGACTTACCATCAAAAGAGACTACTGAGAAGGAATTATTGAGAATCGTTGATGAAACAAAATAATTTAACTAAAAAACAAGCAATTGATAAATTATGGAGATTAGGAAATCTTGAATGGAAACTTCGTGGTATTCAAAAAGAAATGAGAAAATCGATTATCGAAAATCCAGGAAAAAGATCTACATTTTTAGTGTCTCGAAGAAGTGGTAAGTCTTTCACGATGTGTGCAGTGGCTACTGAGACATGCATTAAGACTCCCAACAGTATTGTTAAGTATGTTTGTCCTAAGCAAAAAATGGTGAAAACTATTGTAAATCCAATTATGAGAGTTATTTTAGAAGATTGTCCAATTGATTTAAAACCAGAATATAAAGAAGCTGATAAGGTTTATCGATTTCCAAATGGTTCAGAAATTCAATTTGCTGGATCAGATAGTGGTAATATTGAAAACATTAGAGGAGGATTCTCTCATCTTTGTTTGGTAGATGAAGCAGGTTTTGTTGATGATTTAAATTACGCAGTATTATCTGTCTTATCACCTACAACAAAAACAACTGGTGGAAAAATAGTTCTTGCATCTACTCCAAGTCGAGAACCAGATCATGAATTTATGGTAGATTTTGTTGCCCCAGCTGATGCTGAAGATAAATTGATAAAGTATACAATCTATGATAATCCTATGTTTACTGATGATATTATTAAAGAAACCATTGATGAATATCCAATGGGAAAAGATGATCCACAATTTAGGAGAGAATATCTATGTGAGAGTGCAATTGATTCAGAAATAATGGTAATTCCAGAATTTAATGATGCACTACAAAATGATATTCTAAAATCTGTTGATTTACCTCCTCATTTTGATATTTATATTTCGGGAGATCCAGCTGCAAAAGATTTAACGGCATTATTATTTGGTTACTATGATTTTTTGAATTCTCAATTAGTTATATTAGATGAGTTAATTTTGGGTGGTGAAGGAACAGATATTACAACACAAGATATAGCTGATGGTATTAAAAGAAAAGAAAAATTACTATTTACGAATAAATTAACTGGAGAAGTTCAGCAGGCATATTTAAGAATTATGGATAATAACAACCTTATTCTTTTAAATGATTTATTTACAGAACACGGATTGCATTTTATTCCAACAGCAAAAGATAATAAAGAAGCCCAAATTAATAAAACTCGAATGTGGCTTAAACAAGGACGAATAATTATTCATCCAAGATGTGTTAATTTAAAATATCACATTAAAATGGCTAGATGGCAAACAGATCGAAATGGTAATAGAAAAGGTTTTCAACGAGTAAAGGCAACTTCTGATGGAAGACTAAAAGCCAATCACTGTGATGCACTAGATGCATTATTATATATGGTTCGAAATATTGATGTTAATAAAAATCCATATCCAGCTAATTATTTTGAATTAACTGGAGGAGATATTCATCATCCAAATGGAATGGAAAATTCTATCGATTCTGATATTAAATCAATAATGTATGGAATATGTGGTAAAAAAAGAAATAACAACTAAATATAAAATAGGATTATATTATGTCAATTTACAATCGACCTTCTCAAAGTGGTGATACTTATTTTGCAGCAGATAAATCTGATAAATGTGTAGATTATCTAATGAAAAAAAGTAACTATTGGTTTAATTTACTTAATTCTAATAGATATCTTGATAAACTAACTAAAAGTTGGGAAGCTTATCACGGTTCTTATTATTCATCTAGTTATACTGATTCACACTCAATTAATTTTGGCGGAGAATCGGGAGAACTTGCAAATATGGCAGTTAATCACTATAGAAATATAGCAAGGCATATGCATACTATGATTACATCTAGTCGTCCTAGTTTTCAAGCTCGTTCTATTAATACTGACTATAAATCTCAAGTTCAAACCACTTTAGCGAATGGCTTATTAGAGTATTATCTTAGAGAAAAAAAGATGGAAACATTTCTTAAAACGGCAGTTGAATATGCTATTGTTTTAGGTTCTGGATATGTAAAAATGGAGTGGAATGCAACATCGGGTAAAATATATGATTATATAGAACCTTCTGAGGATAAATTGTATGATTATAATGACAAAGGTGAACCAATTGATGAACAAGGAAATAAACTCAGTCCTTCACCTGTTTATGAGGGAGATGTAGAGTTTACAAATTTATCACCATTTGATGTTGTTTTTGATAGCACTAAAGAATCTCCAATGGATCATGATTGGGTATTATGTAGATCGTTTAAAAATAAATACGATCTTATTGCTAAATATCCAGAACTTAGAGAAGAAATTTTAAAAATAAGAACAAAAAGTGATAATTATTACTATCGAATGTCCCTTACTGCACTTGATGAAACTGTTGATGTTCCTGTTTATGAGTTTTATCATAAAAGAACAGAAAGTCTACCAGAAGGTCGATATTTACTTTACTTAGATGAAGATACAATTCTAATGGATACAATTATGCCATATAGAAGTCTTCCAGTTTATCCAATTATGCCAAGTCATTATTTAGGAACGCCATATGGTTATACTCCAATGTTTGATTTAATGCCAATGCAAGATGCTGTTAATAGTTTATATTCAACAATCTTAACTAATAATAATGCATTCGGTGTTCAAAGTATTCTGAGTCCTAGAGGTAATGATATTCGCATAAATCAAGTAGAAGAAGGACTTAATTTTATTGAATACAACGCAAGAGTTGCTGGTGGGGCAGATGGTCGTCCAGAAGCACTACAACTTACAAGAACTGCACCAGAAACTTATCAATTTTTACAAATGCTTGTTCGTGATATGGAAACAATTTCAGGAGTAAACTCAGTTGCTAGAGGAAATCCAGAAAGTTCGTTAAAATCAGGAACAGCTTTGGCGCTAGTTCAATCTCAAGCATTACAATTTATGTCGGGATTACAACAATCTTATGTAACAATGATTGAAAATATTGGAACAGGACTTGTTGAGCTTTTACAAGATTTTGCTAAAGTTCCAAGAATTGCTGCTATTGCAGGAAAATCAAATAAAACAAAAATGCAGGAATTTTCAGCAAAAGATATTCATACAATTAATCGAGTTGTTGTGGATGTAGGTAATTCGTTAGCGCAATGTTTAGCTAAAGACACGCCAGTATTAATGTATGATGGATCTATAAAGATGGTTCAAGATATTAAAATTGGTGAAAAAGTAATGGGACCAGATTCTAAACCAAGAACTGTTGAAAATGTGAATTCTGGTAGAGAGGAAATGTTTGATATTACTTCTAAATGTGCTAATCGTAATATAAAGTATACTTGTAATAAAAGTCACATTTTAACATTAAGATATTGTTCGGATGATGATCGATATAATGTAAAAAAAGGAGACATTTTAGATCTATCTGTTGGAGAATACTTAGAATTACCAGAAAGACACAGAAGATTACTCCAAGGATTTACAACTAGTGTGGAATTTGAACAAAAAGAAACACAAGTTCCTGCATATATTTTAGGAGCCTGGTTGGGAGATGGAACTTCAGAAACAACAGCTTTGACAACAATGGATGATGAGATTTATCTTGAATGGTCAAATTATGCATTTAGTATTGGAATGCAAATTAGAAAACAAGAAACTAAAAATCAATCTAATACATATTTTATTACCTCAGGACAAGCTAGTGGTGGACATGATAGAAATCCATTAATGAATGAATTTAGATCTATGGAAATTATTGGAAATAAACATATTCCAGAAATTTATCTAAAAAATGATAGAAAAACTAGATTAGAACTACTTGCTGGTTTAATAGACACTGATGGAAGTTTGGTTGATAATACTTTTGTTTTTACTCAAAAAAGTAAAAAACTCATAGATCAAGTTGAATATTTAGCTAAATCTTTGGGATTTAGAGTTACTAAAAAACTAGTTGAAAGAGAGTTTAATGATAAAGAAGCTAATATCTATAAACTTAATATTGGTGGAAATACTTGGGATATACCAACTAGATTACCAAGAAAACAAGTTAAGAAAAAAGATAAAATAAAAAATTGGAATAACTATGCTATTAATGTTAATTCAATTGGTATGGGAACTTATTATGGATTTACACTCAAAGAAGAGCCCCATTTTCTTCTTGGTGATTTTTCTGTAACACATAATACTACAGCTGGTCGAGTGCAGATGGCAGATAATTTAATTCAAATGGGTGTTGTAACTAATCCTGAACAATATTTTAGTGTTATTAATTCGGGAAGACTAGAATCAATGACAGAAGGTGCTAATAATCAAGCATTATTGATTCGAGCTGAAAATGAAAGATTAGCCGATGGCGAGACTGATGTTGTGGCAACTGCTGTAGATAAACATTCTCTGCATATTCGTGAACATATGAATGTACTTGCCGATCCTGATCTTAGAATGGATGCTGAACTAACAAAAAGAGTGTTATCTCATATACAGGAGCATATACTTTTATTACAACAAACAGATCCAAATTTACTAGCATTGATTGGTGAACAACCTTTGAGTCCTCCAGGAGGAACACCTATTGGTCCTCAAAGTGGACAACCTGAACAACCAAATCAATCTTTACAACCTATGTCAAATGTTACTCAAAATCCAATTGCAGAAAGTACGCAGGTTCAGGGTTCTATTCCAGAACCAGCTCAACCACCGATAGATCCTGCAACTGGATTACCATTTAAGGGACAATAAAAAAAAGACCTACCCATTATGGATGGTCACTTAATAATATATCCCAAAAAAAAAGGGACTATTACAGGAGTTAAATTATGTCAGAAAATGTAGAAACACCAATTGTAAATGATGCAATTACTTCAGATGATGCTGGATTTTCTAGTAATGCTGGTGATCAAGTGATTGAACAAGCTGCTGATTCATCAGAATCGATTGTAGAAGCTCAAAATGAATCACAAGTTTCTGAGTCAGAAGGAGTGCAGGCTGAAAACAGTGAAGAATTAAAAGAAGAAATTCAAGAAGCTATTGAAGATGGTGCCACACAAGAAGAAATTCAAGATATGATCAAAGAATATACTATTAAGGTAAATGGTCAAGAAAAAAAAGTAAAACTAGATTTTGCAAATGAACAAGATATTATAAGAAAACTTCAATTAGCTGAAGCTGGTCAAAGTGCTATGCAAAAACAAAAAGAACTAGAAAAAGCTTATGAAGAAGAGGTTCGTAGTCTTTTACAAGATCCTAGAGCTGTTTTGGAAGAACTAGGACTTGATCCTTTAAAGTTGGGCGAAGAATGGATTCGAAATGAAGTTGAAGAAAGAAAAAAATCTCCAGAATTAAGAGCAAAAGAACAACTTGAACGAGAATTGGCTAAAGCCAGAGAGGAATTAAAAAGAAAAGAAGATGAAGCTAGAGATGAAAAAATGGCTAGACTTGAGGCTCAAGAATCATCTAAATTAGAGAATGAAATTGAAGCAGCTCTAGATGCTCATAAAAATCTTCCAAGATCTCAAAAAACAGTAGCAAGAATTGCTGATGCGATGTTGTGGGCAATTGAAAATGCTGAAAGTCTTGGTTATGATCCGAATGAAATTCAAGTTGAAGATGTTATTCCTTCAGTTGAACAAGAAATTAGAGAAGAATTAAGAGAATTTATGGGTCAACTTCCAGAAGAAACTATGGAAGAATATATTGGTCAGCAAAATCTGGAAAGAATGAGAAAGAAAAGACTTAGCACAATGAAAACAAATAATGTTAGTAGTGTAAAACCAACAACACAAGGTGTTGAAAAAAAAGAAGAATCTAAAGTAAAAAAGAAAGTTAGATCGAAAGATTATTTTAGAAACCTATAATTTAACAACTATAGGTAGGAAACTATTGTCTTATCAAAGGCGGCTCTTTCATACCCCTTATGGATTGAAGGATACCAAATGAGAATTATAGATATATAGTTACTATTTTTAGTAATTGTACTTTTATAAGTATTTGTATTTATTATAAAAAGGAGAAGAAAATGAATAGCAAAAACATTAGAAATCCACGTCTAGCTGATTTGCTTCTTACTTCTTACACATTTGCTGCCGCAGTTCAAGATATTCCTGGTGCCAGTATTGTTTCTGACAATGTTGAACTAGTTCTTGCTGAATTTGGCGATGATGCTGAAGTAGTAGAGGCTCGTTTTGGAACTGAAGTTGCCACATTAAGTGAAGCTTCTGGTGTCGCAACTCTTGACTTTACATCTGCTGTTACAAGTTCTGATGTAATTCAAGTTTCTGTTAGATCACCTAAATCAATATAATTTTAAACAAGAAGGAGTTAAATCATGGCACAAACTAATAATGATTTTACAACAATGAACTCCATCTTTAAGGAAGCATACGCTGATCGCGTAAAAGACCTTATTCCTGATGGTGTTAAACTTTTAAACATGATAAGCTTTACTTCGGCTGAAAAACAGCCTGGTAACCTTTATCATCAACCTGTTACTCTTGGACTTGAGCACGGATTTACTTATGGTGGAACTGGTGGTGCTGCTTTTGCTCTACGAAATGGCGTTGCATCTTCTCATGAAGACGCTCAAATTCGTGGACATGAAATGGTTCTACGTTCTTATCTTTCTGTAGGAGCTGTTTCTCGTTCTCGTGGTAAAAATTCTTTTATCCAAGCCTCTAAGCTTATCGTTGAAAATATGCTTAAGTCTTTCGCTCGTCGTCTTGAGGTTCAACTCATGTACGGACAAGCTGATGGTGGTATTGGTGTAATCGAATCTATTGCAACTAATACAATTAAAATTGAAGACCACGAATGGGCACCTGGAATCTGGTCTGGTTCTGAAAAAATGCCTATCGAAATTAGAAGTTCTGCTGGTGCTCTTAGAGGTGAAGCTGAAGTTACTGCTGTTCGTCTTTCTGATAAAGAAATTGATGTTGACGCTGTTCCTGCTGGTTCTGTAGCTACTGACGTTCTTTTCTATGCTGGTGCATTTGGTAAAGAATTTGCTGGTGTTCATAAAATTATCACCAACACTGGGGTACTTTTTAACATTGATGCTTCTTCATTCTCTCTTTGGAATGGTAACACTGTTGAAGTTGGTACAAACTTCTCTGGTGGTGAAGCAGTTCTTTCTTTTGCTAAACTAGAAGAAGCTATTGCTGTTGCAATGGAAAAAGGACTTGCTGATGAGGACGTTTACGTTCTTTGTAATCCAAAGTCTTGGAATAACCTTCTTACTGAGCAAACAGCTAAGAGACGTTATGATAGTTCTTACTCTGATGCTAAACTTGAAGATGGTGCAAAGGCTCTTACTTTCTATGGTCAAAATGGTATGATTGAAATTCATTCAACTATTTACTGTAAAGAAGGTTTTGCTTATGTAATTCCAATGAGTTGCTATACTCGTATTGGTTCTTCTGATGTTACACTTGAGCAGCCAGGATTTGAAGGTAAGTTCTTGAAACTACTTGAAAATGCTAACGCTTATGAAATGAGAGCTTATACAGATCAAGCATTGTTCTGTTCTCAACCAGGTACATCAACTCTATTGACTTTTATTAAGTCTTAATAGTCTTATTCTAGACAAACAATGGGGTGACGCAATGTCACCCCTCTTTTTCATTCATATTTCTTTTTTCATCTTCTTTTCTATGAAGATTTGTCTTAATTCTTGAGATTAACAACTATATATAGAGTATATCGTAGGAGTTCAAATGTCAAAACAGCTACAAATTGGCTCAACTGTTTATGATTATCCTGAACAGGGTGATAAAGCGGGATGGGGGGAAGATGCTAGCGCATGGGCAGAAGGGGTAACTGAAGCATTAAAAAATGTTCAAGGTCCAAACGATCTTTTAATAACATCAGCTACTTTATCAAATAATCAAACAATTGCAACTAATATTCCTGGTTTAACCTTTAATGTGGCACAAGTTGAATCTGTTGAAATTGACTATGTTATAAAACGTATTTTTGATTCAGGTGCATCTACTATTGTAGAAACTGGTAAAATTTTAGGAAATTATGATGGTTCAGATTTCAGTATTTCAATTGAAACAACGGGAGATTCAGGAACTGTGATCAGTGTTCTAAGTTCAGGTCAATTTCAATATACAACAAGTGATTTGACAAACCATCAATCATCCATTATTCGATTTAGAGCACAAACAATTGATACACCTTAAAATAGAATTTGTTGTATAGGAGAAGATAATGACAACCAAACGTAGACGCTTTCCAAAAGGAATTCAGCTTGATCCAGATACAAGTGCAATTACTGAAGAAGGTGAAGTAAGATACAATGATACTTCTAAAAAAGTTGAATATCAAGATGATAGCGCAACGAGAGAAGTTGTCTCTGAGGATGGTACTCAAACTCTCGAAAATAAAACTATTGATGCCACAGCAGCCACTGGAAATAATACAATAAGTGCCGATGCAAGTGACATTGAATATGATAATGGTGCATCTGGACTTACTGCTACAGATACACAAGCAGCCTTAGATGAATTAAAAACAATTACTGATAATCAAAATGAAGCATCTGAAATATCTTATGATAATTCTACTTCAGGACTTTCTGCTACAAATGTTCAAGATGCAATTGATGAAGTAGAAGGAAGAGTTGATACAATAGAAAGTGCTACATATGTAAATAGCTTCGAAGGTCGTACTGGAGTTGTAACTGCTCAATCTGGGGATTATGATGCTGATCAAGTTACTTATGATAATAGTACATCAGGACTTACAGCCACAGATGTTCAAGGAGCTGTAGATGAAGTAGAAGGAAGAGTTGATACAATAGAAAGTGCTACATATGTAAATAGTTTTAATAGTAGAACGGGTGCAGTTCTTCCTGCTGCCTCAGATTACGATGCCGATCAAGTTGACTATGATAACGCAACATCTGGATTAACTGCTACAGATGTCCAAGCTGCTATTGATGAAGTTGATGGAGATTTAGATGTTCACATTGCAGATACTACAGCTCACGGTACAACTGGAGATGTAGTTGGTACTTCAGATTCTCAAGTTTTAACGAATAAAGATATTGATGGAGGAACCGCTTCAAATACTAGTAGAGTTACTATTCCAAAAGATACTAGAGCTAATTTAGATGCACTTACAAGAAAAGAAGCAACAATTGTTTATGCAACAGATGAACAACAGGCATTGGTTGATGATGGAACGCAATTAGTTCCATTGGGTTCAAGTGAAGGTGGGTTGATTAATTTTGATCCTCTTGGAAGTTTTGAAACGGCTCAAACTTCTGATTATTCAACCTCTGGTGGAACTTTATCAATTACAGATACTCCTTCAGAAGTTGGTCGTGGAGATAAAGCTCTTAAATTTATCTCTACTGTAGCCTCTGAATCGGTTCAAAGAGATAATTTAGACGTTCCATTGGGATATAGAAGAAATCAATTTTTAGGTTTTAAATTTCAAGCTAGTATATCTGAAGATTGGACAGTTAGTTTATTTGATGTCACTAATTCACAAGATTTAATGAGTGAAACAATTTCAGGAAGTGGTGATTATAAACCATTTGAATTCATTGTTGGATTGCCAACAAATACAACTCAAGTATATTGGAAATTTGAGTCAACAGCAGCTGATACACTATTGGTCGATGATATAGTTATTACTCCAGATGTAACTCAATTAAGTAAAACACAATTATCTCAAGATATTAGAAGTACAGATGGAACTACAGGAGCTGATTTATTAACCAGAACAACTCTTGAATTTGATTTATCTGATCTTACATCAACCGGAGATGATATTCTAACAGTTTCAAACGTTTCAAGCTACACAAGATTTACGGCTAATGTTGATTGTGTTGTTGATGTGACAATACACACAAAAATGACTTCAGCAGCTGAACAATATTCGTTTAGAGTAAATGATTCACAAGTTGCAAGATCTGGTGGTGCATATGGAGCTAATACTCAAAATGATGGTACAGTATCTTTAAAAATAAAAGCAGGAGATTATATAAATATTCTTGCAACAGGATCGGGAGTTCCAAATGATGCTGGTGCTTTGTCTTTAAATGTTACAGCATATGCTGATTCTGATTCTTTAATTACAAGTACAACAAATTTTGCTCCAACTAGATATACTAGTTCTGATTCAGCTTCTATAACAAATGGATCATCGGTTTTTCTTGATTTCCCAACTTTAGATCATGATGATGATAGTTTAGTTACCGGATCTGGTAATGGAAATGATGCCACTTATACCAATACATTTAGATATATTGCTCCAAGAGCTGGATATATTACTGTAACAGCAGGAGTTTTATCAAATAGTGGTGTAACTCCTAGTTTAGGTGGAACAGCTGATTTAGGAATTATGATTGACGGTGTTAGAGTTTCAGATAGAAGATATGAAACTATGTCAAGTGATAATACTAGTTTTGCTCTAGATATGCAAATAACTTCTACTTTTTATATACAAGAAGGTGAAGCAATTAGTATTCGTTTGAGCAATGATTTGGGTGATACTATTGCTTTGGATCAAAATGATGCTAGAAACTATGCTGAATTTACATACACAGATAGACAATATACAGTAAACGCTGCTTTACCAGCAACTGCATATTTAAAAGATTTAAAACCTTCAGGAACGCCAGGTGGAGGTGCAGTTTCAGGATCTTTTAATACTCGAACTCTAAATACACTAGAAGGAACAACAACATTTATCACTCTAAGTTCTAATCAATTTACACTACAGCCGGGTAAATATAGAATTGAAGGAACAGTTCCAGGTTTTCGAATTAATGGACATAAAGCAAGAATTCAAAATATAACTGATGGTGTAACTGAAATAGTTGGAACTACTGAATCATGTAATAGTAGTGACTTAAGTCAAACTCGTTCTTTTGTTTCAGGGGAAATTATAATAACATCTTCGAAAACTTTTGAATTACAACATAGAGTATCAACAACTAGAGCAACAAATGGACTTGGAGATAATATTAGCTATGGTGTGGATGAACTTTATTCACAAATAACAGTAACTAAATTGAGATAATGGAGTTATAAATGACATATGAACAAATTGATAATCTGGTAGTAAAAGATCGAGAATATTTTCTCGCTGAAAGACTTTTAGATATAGTTGGAGAAAAAGATAACTGGATTCATCCCGATGGTAATGAACTTGATGGAGATGGAAATCCTATTAAAGATCTATCTTATTCTGTTGCTCAATTAAATCCAGATAAAGGAGTAAAACCATCTGCTGTTGATTTGGCGGATGAATTAGAAATATATAAACAAGAACTAAGAGACATTGAAGATGCTCGTTTAGCTGAAGTTGCTCGTATTCAAAATTTAAAAGAAAGATGGAGTCAACTTTTTGATTCTAGAATGGCAGTTGATAATAGTATTGCTAATCCTGATGCATATTTTCGTGATGAAATTTTAAAACATGAGGATAAGGATTTAGCTGAACAACGGTTACAAGATTGTGAAAATAAAAGTCAAGCTTTTAAAGTTCAATATGAAGCCGAACAAGAACAACTTCCAATGGATGTTATGAAAAAAGAAAGAGATGAAAAATTGTGGAAAACAGATTTTACACAATTAGCAGATGCTCCTCTTTCTTCTGAAGAAAAAGCAGAATATAGACAATATAGACAACACTTGAGAGATCTTCCTCAAAAAGTTGAAGATCAACAAAAACTTGATTATTCTGTACCAACTTTTGATGAATGGAAAGCTGGAGCTGTATAATGTGGCTAAAAGATCCAAAAACTAACGAAAAATCAGCAACTTTAACTATTTTAATGGTTACTTTTGCTGCTTGTTTAGTAAAGCTTTTAATTTCTGGATTAGAGTATAAAGATTTTACTATTAGTAGTTTTAGTGGAGCTGACTTTGCAACAGCAGTTGGGGCAGCTGGTGCTCTTTATGGATTTCGAAAACATACAGATAAGGAAAAATAATGGCTGAAGAAAAAAAACTTAGTTCAAGTCAATTAAGAAATCAATATAAAAAATTAGCAAGAAAAAGATATCTTAAAAGTTTATCTGAAGATATTCCAGAAGATGAAATGAGACTAATTAAAGAAAAAGAACAACAACTTTTAAATGCTATTAGAGACAAAGCCGTTGAAGAAAGAACCGAACCTAAAATAATAAAAAATGTAACTGATAAAATAAATACTCAAGAAAAAATTGCAACGGTTCCTGGGACAACAAAAAAAATTGATACATCAAAAGCAACAATGCAATTAGCTGATGCTAGTGATGCAATGAGAAAAAATGCTAGAAAAATGCAATTAAAAAAACTTATGAAATCTGCAGGAAAAGTTGCAGGTAAAGGTTTAAAAGCAGTTCCATTAGTTGGAGGACTTATATCAGCTTTAACAAGTGGAGATGCGTCAGCAGCTATTCCAATTCTAGGTGATGTTGATGAAATAGGACCAGAAAGAGGATCACCAGAAGCTGTATTTGAAGATATGTCAGCAAGTCCAGAAGAAAGAAAAAAAGCAATTGAAGCTTTGAAAAAAAGAATGGAGAGATAGAATGGGATTTGTTTTAGATTCAATATTAAAAGAAGATTTAATTGGCTCTAGAGATGAAAGCGGAACTACTTTTGAAACAATTAATATAAGTGGAAATACAATTTCTTCAGATTCTAGTAAATCTGAAGGTGGATTTCTTTTATCTATTACATATGAAAATGGTGTAGGCAATGATATTGATTTCTTTTTAGAAGGATCTTTAGATGGTCAGGCATACGCTCCAATCCCAGATACTACACAAAATATTACAGATGCTAGTGGTAGTATTACATGGGATGTTATTGATAGTAATTCAAATTTTGTACGTATAGGTTGGACTGTAAATTCTGGATCAGTTGATATTTATGGTCAATATTCAGCTAAACGTAGACATTAAGATTGAGGATATAAAATGGCAAATCATTATGTGTTCGTAAATGCCTCATCAACAAGTGGGGGAGATGGTAAAGTTAATGTTACCTTAGCGGATTCAACTAGAGGTTTTTTAGACGAAAAACTTACAGTAGGATCAACTAAAATAACAAAAACTGTTACAAATCCTGGAGGAAATGAAACATTAGAAATTGATGTAGATCAAACACAGATTGATCACAACTTACTTTTAAATTATGAATCAAATGAACACATAGATCACACAACAGTTGATGTGATTGCAGGAGATGGTTTAAGTGGTGGGGGAAGTATAAATACTTCCAGAACTCTTGATGTGAATATAGCTGGAGAAACCGATAAAGCTTCTCCTGTTTCACTAGATGAAATATTAATTTCTGATTCAGAAGATTCTAATAATATTAAAAGAGCGGATATTGGAAATATTGCCCAAGCACTAGATCATACTCAACTTCAAAATATTGGAACTAATAGTCACTCTGCAATTGATACACATATTGCTGATCTATCAATACATCGCGAATTGGATGATGCACTTACTACTACGACAAATCTATGGTCTGCTGATAAAATTCAAACAGAATTAGATTTAAAAGAAGATACTGCAAATAAAGGAATTGCAAATGGATATGCATCATTAGATAGTGGAGGAAAAGTCCCAGTTGCTCAACTTCCAAATTCCATTCTTCAATATAAAGGAACTTGGGATGCTTCAACAAATACTCCAACTCTTGTTGATGGAGCTGGAAATCCTGATGAGAATATTGGAGACGTTTATCGAGTAAGTGTGGCAGGAACTCAAGATCTTGGTTCAGGATCAATTACATTTGGTGTTGGAGACTATGTAATCTTAAATGATAGTAAAATTTGGGAAAAATCTGATAATACAGATGCTGTTACAAGTGTTTTTGGACGAGTGGGGGTTGTTGTTGCTCAAGCTAGTGACTATGATGCCAATCAAATTGACTATGATAATTCTACTTCAGGATTAGCTGCAACACAAGTTCAAGCGGCTATTGATGAAGTTGAAGCTAGAGTTGATTCTGTAGAAACTGGAAAACAAGATGATGTAATAACCACTGAGGGAGATTTAGTTTTAGGAAATGGATCAGGAGATGCAGCTCGTTTACCAATAGGATCATCAGATCAAGTATTACAATCAAATGGAACAACAGCATCTTGGCAAACATTAAACTTAGCCGATGAAAGAGTTAAAGTTTCTTCAAATGATACAACTGAAAAATTTCTAGAAGATGCATTAGTTGTTTCAGAAGGAGTAAATACTTCTGATATTTTAGAAGTTACAACTTTAAATGATGGTGGAGATGAGGATCTTCAAATTCAAATAGATGAAACCAAAATTGATCATGATAGTTTAGAAAATTTTGTTACAAATGAACATATAGATCATAGTAGTGTAAATATTAATACAAATGTGGATTCTGGTTTAAGTGGTGGTGGTGATATTACAACGAGTCGAACGCTAACGGTTGATATAACTGGTACAACTTCAGAAACAAGCGTTGATAATGCCGATCTAGTTTTGATACATGATGATAGTGCTGGTCAATTAAAAAGTATGAATCGTGCAGATTTTTTAAGTGGAATTGCATTAAGTAGTACTGGAGACATATCTGAATTAAGTTTTACTCTTGTAAATAATCAAACAACTCCAGCTAATATTTCTGGGTTTACATTTTCAAATGGAACAGTTAGAAGTTTTCAAGCAGTTGTCTCCATTTTGGTTGATGCTACTAGTGATTTATATGAAGAAAGAGAAATTCAAGGAATACAAAAAGGTGCTGATTGGGAAATCTCTCAAAGTGCAGTTGGTGATAATAGTTTAGTTGATATTGATATAACATCAGCTGGACAAATAACATATACTACACCCAATTATGCTGGATTTGTTGATGCCACGATTAAATTTAGAGCTATAACAACTAGTGTTTAATAATAAGGAGTATCTATGATAAAAAAAGAAGGCGATAAATATGTTTTATACTCCAAAGATGGATCTAAAAAATTAGGAGAGTCAAAGTCTAAAAAAGGAATTAATAAAAGAGAGAGACAAGTTCAATACTTTAAAAGTTTAAGGAACAAACTTGGTAAGAAATAGGAAGTTCTATGGCAGAAGAGAATAAAGAGTTCTCTCAATTAGATTTTGGTGGAGTTCTAAGATCAGCACATGAAGATAAAAATAAAGCGCTAAGAACTACAAGTGCTAATACTTCTGTTCCTGCATCTTATTCTAGAGTTGATTTAACGTATAATTCTAGTGACTCTGTTACAAATGCTAGATTTTATGAAGGAACTTTAGCTGAAATTCGTCATGTAACATTTGTTGATGACATTGGTGGAAGCTTAAATAATACATATTTTACATTATATGCCGAACAAGATGAATCTTTATATCATGTTTGGTATAATGTATCAGGTGGAGGAATTGATCCTGCGCCTCCAAATAGTTGTGGTATAGAAATACCAATTGAGACTAATGATGTTGCAGAAATCGTTAAGTTGGCAACTGAACGATGCTTAGAGCAATTTATTGATGATTTTGTTGTTCAAGAACTAGCTCCAGATAAGTTAAAAATTGAAAATGCCAGAAAAGGAACAGCCACAAATAGCATTGATGTGGGTACAGGGTTTATTATAACAACTGTACAAGAAGGAGAAGAAAAATTAATTAAAAACATAGACGTTCCATTTGATGGAAGTAGTAAATATGTTTTTAACACACAAGAAAAAAAGTTTGAAGTATTTCCAATTGCTGATGTAGAAATTACAGGTGAAGTGGATATAAAAAATCCAAATACACTTGAAATTATAAATACATCCATAGCTTTAAAAAATGTTGAAACAACACAAATTTTACCAAATGATACAAAGCGTTTTCGAATTAGAGTAAGAGATTATAAGGCAAAATTGAGATTAGCATATGGTGTTGGAGAAACAACAACTAATTATAGAACCATTAGTCGAGGATTTATTTGGGATTCAGAAGACATTGATATTGCTAATGGAACAACTTTATATTTATTATCAACGCAAGATAATATAGTAGTAGAAATAGAGGTGTGGAGAAGAGTTTAATCCACATTTAACTTTTAGGAGGTATATATGAAAGATGCTTTAGTTTTTGACACCACTGATGTGGACACTATTGCAGAAAGTGATCACGTTGGAGCGCATACCCTTGCGGGTGATGGCTCATTAATTACATCGGGTGATGGATCAGCAGATGATGTTGCAAATACATTTGAAGGGTTAGATATGAGATCTTTCCTATTCGGATATGATTCTTCTGGAGATAATTGGGACAGACTACAGGCTACAGGTGGCGCTCTTGATGTAAATATTGCTAGTTCTGAAATTGACATTACAGTTGATTTAGATGGTGTTTATGATGGAGTAACTAATACTAATCCCGATAATGTTGGTGTAATTCATCATACTAGAGCGGCTTCTTTGACCGATGTGCAACAAATTGAAAGAACAACAGCTGGAGCATTGGCTACAGTTGCATCTGCTTCTTTGTCAAATATTAGCGCTCAAGACGTTAACGCTTTTGCTTATGCAATAGATGGAACAACTGGAGATGCGGAACTACTAACAACAGATGGAACGTCTGGTGGTTTGAATGTACATGTTGTTAATAGTGTTGATGTAAATGATGCGGCTTTGGCAAATACTTCTATTGCAAATGCTGTAAACACTTTAGCTGCTGCTAACACGGCAGAAGATGTTGTTGCTTCGCCATTGGCTGATAGAAAATATCTCTATATCTATAATAACGATAATAGAAGAATGTATGTCGGAGCTTCTGGTGTTTCTTCAGCAGATGGTTTTCCTCTATCACCAAGATCTTATCTTGAACTTAGAGCAGGAGCTGCCATTGATATTGAATGGGTATCTCCAAAAGTTGGACATGATATGAGAACACTAGAGTTAAGTTAGTTTTAATTTAGAGGGAGATTTCTCTCCCTCTTTATATTTAAAAAGGAGATTAGTCATGGATAAGATGAAATTTACAGAAGAAGATAAAGAAAAAGTTGTAGAATTCTTAAATTTAGTTGCTAAACATGCAAAATTTAAATTAGAAACTTCAGAATTAATTAAATATTTTAAAGCCTTAGCTCATATGCAACAAACTATTTTACCAAAAATTAATGCAAATATTTTAGAAGTTGTAAAAGTTGTTGAATCAGAAGAAGGAAAAGAATAATGTTACAGCCTCTTGATGGTCCATCCTCACAAGGTACTTTAAGTTCAGTGGGAACAGTTACTCCAATTGAAGTAAAAGTTGGAGCTAGTGCACTAGAAGATCGAAAAGTAATTACATTACAAGGAGATGGTCGTTATTATGTTTATTTTGGAGATGGAACCTCAACTCCTTCTGCAGGAACAGTTTCGGCTAATGGATTTTTAAATTTTAGAAATCAATTAGTTAGTTATGAAGCAACCAATCAACAACAAATTTTTGTTTTAGCTGTAACAGGAACAGTGGATATAAAAATAGCTGAGAGAGCCTAATGTCAGGAACAGGTAGAGATAATTATAATCAAGTTGCGGAAAGCACTCCATTTGATAATGATACAAATGGATTTACTTCTGATAACGTTCAAGGAGCAATTGAAGAAATAGGAGCTTCAGCATCTCCTGGTTTTAGCTTTGGTCGTTCTGGTAATTTATCTCAAAATACATGGTTAAGACGACCGGGAAATGTAAATTCTAATCGAGCTGGTGTAACAGTTTCAATTAGTAATCCAGTTATTGTTGAATTATCTTGTTCTAATAGAAATATAGAAACATATGATATTGAAGTTTATGAACATGAGGGAAATCAAGTAAATTTAACATTATTGACAACTGTAAGTATTGTAGCAGCGCGAGGTGGAACATTTTCTTTAAATGTTAGTGTTACTCAAGGTAGACAACTAGCAGTTAGATTAGGAACAACTTTTAGTGGAAATGTAAGAGATTTAGGTGTTGATTTAATTTTAAAAGGAGACACTTAATGGTTAAAATTTTAAAAAATACAACACTAAGTGATATTTCCTTAGAAATATTGGGAATAACTATACCAGCTTCGGGTCAGTTTGAATTAAATACAGAAGATTATATTGAAGCTGCAAATGAAGAATCAATTTCAGAATTGACAACATTGATTAATAGTGGAGATATAGTTATAAATGATGGATTTGTTGATTTAAAACCACAAGAAGGAATAGAACAAGTATCAATATTTACATTTCGAGATTATAAAGATAGATTTGTAATTAATCAACCGTCTCATGGTTTTACTTTGCCAAGTATTGGAGTTCTTCCTGTTTATTATAATAATGTTGCTTCTGAATATCAATTAGCTATTTCAGATTCAATAAACACGGGAGCTGATGCAATGATTGTTGAAATCATTGATTCAAATAATTTTGTTATTCAAGAAGGTGGTAGTATTGCTAGTCCGGCACATGGTTTAGTAGTTGGAAATTGGTATGTTTTAAGTTCTACAGTAGCAGGTGAATTAGTTAATTATGCCACTCTTAGTGGTAATAATGTAAATGTTCAATATTTAATCTTTGTTTCAGATGTGGATAACCTTATTATCCGAATGGAACCAATATACACTAGAGATTTTTTTATTCCACAAGATATATCTATTTTAGAAGATTGGATTCAAGGTTCTATGCCAACTTTAACAGCAGGAACTGATAGAATTTTATTAGCTGGAGTTGTCTGGGAAGATAATACAGGAACACTAGTAAGTGATATGTCAATTGGTGGAGAATCTGGAACACTGGTAGTTGAACAAAGTATTATATCAGGATTCCAACAAGCAACATCAATTTACTATTGGACTGATTCGCAAATTGATTTAATGATAAATAACACTTTAACTGTTACTTGGTCTTCGGGAACTCCAATAGATTTTCAAGAATTTGGGGCAATTCTCGAATATGTGGATCAAACAACACCATTTAATGCTATTAATACAGACTCAGGTAGAGGATCACCGGATATTATGGATGCTGATGTAAACACTATTAGTGGTGGATATGCAATAGCAGTTGGAGGTTCTGGAAATAGTGGAGTTACTTTTAATAATAATGGAACTGGATGGACTCGAAAATTAAATTTAACTATATCTTCAGCGGATGGGGTTGTAGATGATAAACTTATATCTTCAGATGCTACTCCTGAAAATGTAAATTTTACATTAATTGGATCAAATCGGCACACACTTGTTGCTGCTGCTTTTCAAAGGAGAGAAACATGAGTTCTTCCACTCCATGGACAATAGCAACAAAAAATTCAACATCCTCTACTGGTTCAGACTCTGTTTGGGCATTTGCTCAACGGGTAAATACAGATATTTCAACAAATTTAAATAACTTAACCCCAACTGAAGTTCCAATTGATGGAGCCATTCTTACAAATGGAACTGGATGGGCAATTAATGGTAATGGAATAGAGTTAACAGGTTCAGATTCTTTTGTAAAATGCACAGTTAATTTACATATTACAGCTGCATTTAATAGAGCAAATTTACTTGTTAGATTTCGCTTAAATGGTGTGGCTTTTGGTCCTATTGGGGCATCAGGATATATAAGAAATGCAACAGGACATAATGAGTCTAGTATAACCATAACAACTTGGGTTAGTATGACAACGGGTGATGTTATTACAGTTGAAACACTAAGAGAGGCTGGAGCTGGAACTATTACAATGGATACAGCTGGTACTAGTCAATTATTACTAGAGAGGTTGGTAAATGTATAGATATGAAGTTGATTCAACAACTAGATCAGATATTGAAACAAGAATTGGAAAACCTTTTTTTTATGAAGATAATTTAAAGTTTTATGTTGACGGTTATAAAAAAGATGTATCAATACAATATTATGATTCTATAACAGATTCTTTTAAAACAGAAAATTTAGATGAAATTTGTCAAGCACTATACTCATTAGATTTTTCAGATAAATCCACTGAACATCTAATGGAAGAAATACAAAAGGTAAAAGCTTCTCCTTTTGCTGATAAACAAGATTTATTTTTTAGAGGTCAGGGTATTCAACAAACAATAACTGCTAATAGCACTGAAGATATAATATATATCATACCCTATACAAAATGTAAAATTAATGGAATTGAAGTTTTATATGGAAACAATGGTGATACCTGTAATTTTAAAATTCTTGATACAACTACTGGAACTTATACCACCATTCCTAATTATTTATTAAATCAATTTGGTTTTAATTGGAATATAAAACAAGAAGGCACTCAAAAGGAACTTCCGTATGATGCTGATTTATTTTTAAACATGCAGGTTGTTGTTGAGTATACAAATAATTCAAATACAGATACACTGATAGGAATTAATTTAAATTTACACGAGGATAAATCATAAAACAAATACAAATTGTTTTTACAAAATCTAAAAAGAAATTTCCAATTATATCTTGGTTAGTTAGACTATGGACTAATAAACCATATAGTCATGTTGCTAGAAAAGTATCAGTACGTGATTGGGGAGATGCTTACTATCAAGCTAGTGAAGGAAAAGTAAATTATGAATATCATACTGTTTTTAATCAAAAACATAAAATAATAAAAAGTTATACTATTTCTATTCCTGAAAAATTAGAAATGGAAATAAGAAAAGAATGTTTTAAAGAAGCTGGTAAAAAATATGCCTTTATGCAAAATTTAGGAATTGTTATCGTTAATATAATGAGTTTTTTTAATATAAAAATGAAAAATCCTTGGAAAGAAGGTCGTAACTGTTCGGAATTATTATATTTACATATTTTCAAGAAGTTACATCCAGAACTAGAATATGATCCAGATCTTGTTAGACCCGATCATATTGAATATATTTTAGAGAAGTATTATGGATAAATTAAAAGTAAAAAAGAAAATTTTAAAAAAGTTTGCCAAAGGTGGAATTAGTAAAAAGAATATGTCTTGTAATAAGCCAAAAAGATCACCATCTGGTGAAAAAACTCACGTTGTAAAGGCTTGTCAAGATGGTAAAGAAAAGATCGTTCGATTTGGACATAAAATGCCCGATGGAACTCATAACCCTAAAAGACGCAAAAGTTATTGTGCCAGATCTAAAGGAATTGGCAAATTAAAGGACAAATTATCAGCTAATTACTGGTCTAGAAAAGCCTGGAAATGCTAATATTAACAACTAATTATGAGACATAATGTAAAACAAGGAGAAAAAAATGTCTTACGATAAAATGAAAAAAGATGTTAGAAAAAAGATGCTAAAAGAGCTAAAATCGGCTATGAAAGAAGATATGTATGGACCAATGAAAGATGGTTTACAAAAAGTTACAGTTGCTTCAGATTCTGAAGAAGGTCTAGAAGAAGGACTTTCTAAAGCACAACAAATTCTTGAAAAAAGAAAAGAAATGCTTGAGGGTGAAGAATATGCAGGTGGTGGTGTAAAAGAAAGAACAACAGAAGTCCCTGATTCTTTTGGAAAAGGAGAAGGCGAATATAGAGGATATAAAGAAGATCCTTTTATTACTAAGAAAAAACCTAAATATTTAGATCACAGAAAAGAATTTCCTAAACTTATGAAAGATCAATATAAAGATGGTGGTTGTAAAAAATCTAGTAAAGCTGATCGTATAAAAGAATTGATGAAAAAAAGAAAAAAATACTAAAAATAGGAGCCACGAATGAGTAGCGTTCTAACCTCTACTGAGTTATTAAGAAGTATAAAACGTAGAGCAATGATTCCTAGTGATCAAAACACATTTACAGATGAAGACTTCTTAGAAATGCTCAATGAAGAAATTCAATATTTTGGCATCCCTCATTTACTTAGAACACATGAAGAATATCTCCTTGTTTCTTTAGATTTCGAATTAGATGAAGATAAACAAAAATATGAAATTCCATATAGAGCATTGGGAAATAAACTTAGAGAATTAAGTTATGTTACAAATGTTAGTGGTTTAACTGGACAAGCAACAACAGAACAAGTTTATGAAATGAGTCGAATATCTGTTGATGATTTGCCAGATTATAATAATTATGCAACAACTAGATATACACAAGCATTTTATGTTGAAAATAATAAAATTGTACTACTTGGAGAAATGCCCATAACTAATGCTGTTTTAAGAATGCATTTTTATCTTAGACCTAATGCTTTTGTTTTGGAAGATAGAGTGGGATTAATTCAAAATATAGATCGAACAACTGGAGTAATCACTTTAGAGACTTTTCCTAATGCATTTGCTTCATCTCCTGATATGGATTTTGTAAAACATCAAAGTCCCAATATTATTTTAGATTTTGATAAAACGCCAACCACTGTTGATTCAAATACAAGAACAGTTACTTTTAGTCCTAGTGATATTCCTCAAAATTTAATAGTAGGTGATTATTTAAATGTTGCCCAAGAAACATTTGTACCACAATTACCTGTAGAATTACACGCAGTTTTAGCTCAGAGAGTTGCAGTGGCGGCACTAGAAGCATTGGGAGATCAAGAAGGTCTTGCTGCGGCTCAGAGGCGTCTAGAAATGATGGAAAGAGCAACAAATGATATTATTGATAATCGAGTTGAGGGTGCTCCAGAAAAGATTAATAATAGACATGGAACTTTAAGAGAGGCTGTTATTTCAAGTAATGTAATTGGTCGAAGGAGATCCTAGTGCCTGTATTAAAAAAAGCTGCCGGTCTTTATACATTTAATAATGAGATAAATGAAAAAGAAGGCGCTTTAGACATAGCAGATAATGTTGTAATTGACGCACCAGACACTATTGAAAGTCGTCGAGGTCTTGGTGAATTTGGTAATACATTTGGAACAACAGACGATCGATTAAATCAATTAATGGTTTATAAAGATCGAATTTTAAGACATTATAATGATATTATGCAATTTGATAGTTCTGGTAGTGGATCTTTTAATACATTCTCGGGAACATATGAAGAACTTCTTGATGGACTTAGAATTAAATCTCAAGAAGCTAATGGAAACTTTTTTTTCACAACAAATGATGGCATTAAAAAAATATCAGCTCGAAATGCATCTCAAATTACAACATCAAGTATCACAGATGCTGGAGGTGTAAAAGCTTTAGATGTTAGTGCAGAACTTCTTTTTACTAGTGGTGGTTTTTTAGCACCTCAAAGTAAATGTGCATATCGACTAGTTTGGGGAATCAGAGATAATAACAATAATTTAATTTTAGGATCTCCAAGTTCAAGAACTATTTTAACAAATACAAGTAGTGATATAAATACAGCAGAACAATTTGAACTAGTTTTTACATCCAATTTAGCAACAGATTATGATGGAACAGTTGCTGATAGATTTGTAACATTTAGTTCTGTAAATTCAGAATATTTTCTTTGGTTTAGTACATCAGCAAATCCAGATGCACCACAAGCTCCAGAAACTGTTGGAAGAACGAGAATTGAAGCCGATATTGATGGTTTATCAAGTTCAAGTGATATTGCTGTTGCTGCTGCAAGTGCTATTTCTAGCCAATTATCTAGTGAATTTAGTTCAGAAGTTATAGGCTCAACTGTTACAATTACAAGTTTAGAAGCAGGAACGGATTTAACTGATGCAGCTTCGAGTACTAATTTAACTGCAGTAACTACAACGGTTTTAGAACAAGGCTCGGTATCTCAAGGTTCTTCTGCAAATGCAACTATTACTGCTATCGTTCCATCTGATGTTGATTCAACTGATTATTTTTATCAATTATATCGAACAGCTCCAATTACAGCAACAACAGGAACAAATCTAGAAGATCTAGATCCTGGCGATGAAATGAATTTGGCATTTGAAGCTAATATTACTGATGCCGAAATATTAGCTGGTGAAATTTCATTTACTGATATTACAACAGAATCTTTTAGAGCTTCAGGTGCTTTTTTATATACAAATCCTAATACAGGAGAGGGTATTCTTCAGGCGAATGAGCGCCCTCCTATTGCACAAGATATTGAATTATTTCGCAATTCAGTATTTTATTCTAATACAAAAACAACACATAGAGCTACAATTAATTTATTATCTGTAACAGCTTTTACATCAAATGTTTCTGATATTATTATTGGAAATTCTTCATTAGTTTCAGAATATACTTTTATTGGAGAAGCGCAAGTTAGTGACATAACCTGTGATTCTTTTGCAAACACAACAGATACTGGCTATATACTTTTAAATTCAGCTAGAGATGAAAGAAAGTATTATGTGTGGTTTGACAAAGGAGCGACTAGTGATCCAAGTGTAGCCAATAGAATTGGAATTAGAGTTGAAATTGAATCAGGAGATACTGATTCAGATGTGGCAAGTAAAACTGCAACTATTCTTGATCTTTTGGATGATTTTTCAGCTAGCGACTCTGGTGCTGTTGTGACCGTAACTAATTCAAAAAATGGTAATACAACTGATTTATCAATTGGTTCTTCACTTGGAGGAGTTTGGGCAGTTGTTGTTACAACACAAGGCGATGGAGAAGATGCAGCTAGTAATGAGGTTCTTTTATCAAGCGAAGCTTCTGCTGGTTTGGCAATTGATGAATCAGCTCGAAGTTTAGTAAAGGTAATAAATCAAGATGCTAATTCTCCAGTAAATGCTTTTTATTTATCTGGAGTTAATGATCTTCCTGGTATTATTTTATTTGAATCAAGATCATTAGAAGATGATCCGTTTTTTATAGCAACAAGTGATACAGCTATTGTTGCACAATGGAATCCTGAATTGGCAACTACAGAAACTATTACTGCCATTTCTGCAACTAACCCTACAGAAATAACTTCAGCTGGTCACGGTTTGATTTCGGGTGAAACTGTTTATATTTACAATACAGATAGTACCCCAGCTATTCAAGGTGAATATGAAGTTACCGTAACGGGAATAAATACATTTACTATACCAATTGATGTTACAGTAGCTGGAACTACTGGAATTTGGTATAAGACAACCGTTTTTTCAGATAATGAAGAATCTTCAAATAGACTTTTTTATTCTAAAGTTAATCAACCAGAAGCAGTTCCTCTGGTAAATTTTATTGATATTGGTCCTAAAGATAAATCTATTCAAAGAATTTTAGCTCTTAGGGATAATTTATTTGTGTTAAAAGAAGATGGTGTGTATATTGTAACAGGGACAACTGCTCCAAATTTTGGTTCTAGATTATTAGATGGTTCAACAGAGTTGGTAGCACCTGATTCTGCTGTTGTTTTAAATAATAAAATATATGCTCTTACTACCCAAGGGGTTGTTACAATAACTGAAGGTGGAGTAAGTATTATTTCTCGACCAATTGAAAATAAAATTCTAGAAATTGTAAATTCAAGATTTGAATTTGAATTAAGTACATTTGGTGTTTCATATGAATCAGATCGTGCTTATATTCTTTGGATGCCAACAGAATCAACAGACACATTAGCAACTCAAGCATATAGATATAATACATTTACAAGAACTTGGACTCGATGGACGGTATCTGCAACTTGTGGTATTGTGAATCCAGGAAATGATATTCTATATGTTGGTCCTGGTGACAGAAATGTATTAGATCAAGAAAGAAAAAATGACAATAGAACAGATTATTCAGATCGAGATTTTACTTTAACAATTTCAGCATCTGGTGTTAATGATGATGTGTTAAATTTAAATAACACGACTGATGTTCAAAAAGGAGATGTTCTTGTTCAAAATCAATATTTAACTATTTCTCAATTAAATAGACTACTAAGGCGATTAGATTTAGATTCTGGATTAGATGATACAGATTACTTTGCAACTCTTGAAGCGATATCTGGAGATAATTTAACTAATAAAATGGATAGTTTAAATATTAAATTAGTGGCAGATGATTCGAGTGGAACTGTAACTCCAGCCACTTATTCTACGGATTTTGCTACATTACAGAGTGAATTTAATGTTTTAATGTCTGAATTAAATGATGTAGCTTGTGATACTAACTTTAAAGATTATCAAGATTCTGATGGTATTGTTCCATATGAGTCTATTATTTTATCTAAAATCGACTTGTCAAACCAAGTAACTTTATCTTCTTCTCTTCCTTTTATTGAAGGACCAATACAAGCATTTTTAGGTATTTTAACTGCAATTCAATGGGTTCCACAACATTTTGGTGCTTCTGATTTATTAAAACAAGTTCGAGAAGGAACTATTATATTTGATCAAAATAATTTCTATAGTGGAATGGTTGCATATGCCTCAGATAGAAGTTTTAATTTTGAGGAAATTGAGTTTTTAGCTAGAGGAGTGGGTTTTTGGGGTGGAAATATCTGGGGAGAAAGCACCTGGGGTGGTGAAGGAAATGAGATACCAGTTAGAACTTTAATTCCTAGAGAAAAACAAAGATGTAGACATATAAGAGTTAAATTTGAGCATATAAATGCCCGTGAGATCTTTCGAGTACTTGGCATAAGCCTAGAGCCCAGACCACTTAGTAAACGAGCTTACAGATAGAATATGGAGTTCTGAGATGCCTTTTATAGATACAGTAAAAAGAATTACAACAGATGAATTTAAACCAGAAGATCGAGAAGTTGCTGAAAGAATAGGCAATATTTATAACTATTTTGCTGAACAAGTAACTAATGTTTTAAATGGTAATGTAGATTTTGCTAATTTACAAAGAGCACTAATAACTATCGATGTTGTGGTTGACTCCAATGGTAACCCATTGCAATCAACACAATTCAATAATTCTATAGGGTTAAGCGGAACAAATGTTGTAAATGCTGTAAATTTAACGAATAGAGTAAATTTTTTACAATCAACTCCATTTATTTCCTTTACATCAGAGGGTACAGGAATGTATACTATTGATAATATTAAGGGACTAAATGTTGGAGAAACTTATAGATTAACAATAGAGCTAATTTTCTAGTATTAACAACTATATATAGAGATAGCTGGAGAAAAAATGGCATTTATACCTGAGGAGGAAGAGGGTTCACAAGAAGTTGGAATGAACACTCTTGCCACACAAGACCAATTGAATCAACAACAATCCCAAGAAGATCAAGAACAACAAGTGGGACAAGGTACACCTGTATCTATTAGTGCAGGTCAACCTCAAATTGGTTCCCAAGTAGCTCCACAATCAACTCCTGCCACAGGAACACGTAAACAAAAAGGTTCGGGAATGTTTACTGATATTCGTAAATATATCAGTGCAAATAAACCAGCTGCTGAAAGAATTTCTGGAGCTGTTACGGGAAAAGTAGGACAACAAGCTCAAGATATAAAAAATCAAATTCAAAAACAACAAGATAAACTTCAACAAAATCTAGATCAAACTCAAAGTCGTCTTCAAGAATCTCGCGAATTTACTCAAGAAGCTATTCAAAAGGCTGGTTCTGGAGAGTTATCTGATGAAGATTTTCAAAGATTTCAAGGATTAATTACTAACGGTTCTCAATTTGATGTTGCCCAACCAGTAGATCTACTTCAACAAAGATCAAGAGCTAAAGCACTAGAAAGATTATCTAGTCAAGCTGGTCGAGCACAAGGAAGAGAAGAATTATTAAGACAAACATTTTCTGGACGTGGAAGACCATATACAAGAGGTCAAAGGGCAGTTGATTCTTTGATTTTAAGTGCTGATCCAACTGCTACACAACAAATGGTTCAAGGAACTCAACAACAACTTGGTGGTTTAGCTGATAGTATAACTCAAGCTCGTAAAAAAGCAATTCAAGATGTTTATGGATTAAAAAAGGATGTGTCTGAATTTACTGGTCGAGAGGGTGAAGCTGCTCAAAGTATTTTAGGTGAGCAAGGTGCTAGAACAACTTTGGGACAAGAATTAGATCAACAAGCCGCTACTGAGCTTCAAAAATTAACTGATCGAAGACAAGAACTTTTAAATAAATTACAAAAACGACAATTTTTAACCAAAGAAGAATTTGACGAACTTGGTGTTGCTGAAGGACTTCAAGGAACTCTTCAAGGTTTTTTGACAGCAACAGGTGGCGTACCTAAAGAAGTTGATTTTTCGCAATATTTAGATGTTATTGATCCTAAGAATTTCAATAGACAAACAATTGCTAGTGCCGAAGATCGAGCTAGATTTGATGCCTTAAGTAAACTTGTAGGACAAGAAGGTTTGGGAGATTCAACGGCACAAGCTGCACTTAGATTCAATGCTGAAACGGCTATAAAAGACGTTTTGGATCGAATGAATCGAGGTGATTTAAATGTTACTGAACAAGGAATTACGGGTAAACAAGAAGCAATTAATGCATTTCAAACTGCTTTATTAGCTGCAAATCCTTTTATGGCAGCAACTCTTTTTGGGGTAAGTGACTTTCAAGATAAATTAGCTCAAAATACAGGTGTCGATCTGGGTGGGGCTCAAGCTGCTATTGGTCAAGAAATTTTAAATCTACCTGATACCATGAAAGAAGGTTTAAGTCCTGAACAATTATTAATTAGTGGAGGTCCAACTGGAGCATTACTAAGTTCAGCAGATGATGCTCTAACTGGAACTGAACAAGCTCTTACTCCTGATTTACAAGGAGCAGTTGGAAGTGATTTACAAAATCTAGGTGCTGCTGGAGAAAGTCTTTTTACAGTAAATCCTTTTAATTTAGTTGGAAACACAATCAAAAGTGGTGAAAATATTATAAAAACAGCTGAACAAATAGCTAGTGCAGTTGGTGGTAATATTACAGGAAATGAAAATATTGATCGAGTTATTGCCGGACTTGCAACAGGTGGTATGACTGAGGCGGTTAATGTGGCTAGTAATATTGCATCTGAAGCTAAGCGAGCGGCTGAAAAAGCTAAAAATGTAGTTAAAAGTATTTTTTGTTTTATGAAAGGTACTTCTGTAAAAATGGAAGACGGTTCAATCAAAAACATTGAGGATATCGATTTGGGAGAATCACTATATTTAGGTGGTAAAGTAACAGCTACTGGAAAAGCCATTGCTTATGGTGAAATTTATAAATATAAAGGATCTTTTGTTACTTCATATCATGCTGTATTTGAAAATGGAAAATGGCTAAGAGTTGAAGATTCAGAACATGCCGAACTGACAAATTTATCTCCAGAATCTATAGTTTATCCTCTTAATACAGAAAATCATTTAATGGTTGTTAATAATTTTATTGCAGCAGATTTTCAAGAAACAGATGATGAATGGATTTCTGAAGATCAAAAAATTGAAAATTTAAATTCAAATATTGATCGTAATAATTGGTTATTGGAAGAAGAATATAAACTTCAGGGAGAGTAGTTTGAATATTCGAAAATATGATGATAAAAAAGATTTCGATTTGTTATCAAAATGGTTTCAAGAGTGGGACTGGACTATGTGGGATAGAGATGCTATTTCGCCATTTAGTTATATAGTAGAAAAAAATAATAAACCAATTGTATTTAGTAGTTATTATAGAACCATTGGAACAAATATGGCAAAAATGGGATTCACAATTGGGGATATAAATTCAAATAAAGAAGACAGAAGAAAAGCCACAGATCTAATTTTAGACTTTATTTTTAAAGAATGTGATGAAGTGGGTATAAAATATTTATATTATTCAACAGATGTTGAAACAATGGCAAAAAGATTTCAAGAGAAAGGTGCAATTATTACTGATCCAGGTGATGCCTGGATTTGTTGTAAAACTTTTGGAAATAAAACAGCAGAGTTTTTAAGTGATGGATAAATATGAACAATATATTCTTGAAAGAGAAGATGCATTATTATATGAAGATAAAGTAGGCTTTTTTACATATAGAATTACTGATGATATTTTTCAGGTAAATGATTTATTTATTCTTCCAGAATTTAGAAAATTAGGATTTGGTAAAAACTATGCTAAATTAATTGAAGAAATGGCTAATTTTTCTGGTTGTAAACTAATTATTTGTTTTAGTTGTAAAGATGCAAATAATTGGAAACAAAGTGATAAATATATTTTATTAAATGATTATAAAAAAATAAAAGAAACGAATACAATGATTTGTTATCAAAAGGAGCTATAAAGTGGGTAGTATTGTAAATAAGGTAACAGGTTCTTTAGGACTTACCGCTGATCCAAGTGCAGGAGCTGCTGAACGACAACAAGCTGATGCTTTACAACAACGAGCGGTTCTTGAGTTAGAAAAACTTGGAATTCCATCTGTTGAAGCTCAAAAAATAGTTTTAGAACAACCAGAATTAGTTCTTTCATCTTTAGAAGAAAGACTTGGACCAAGTGCATTTGAAGATATACAAATAGATCCAAGACTACAAGAGGCAGAATTAGATGCTCTATCGGCTCTACAACAAGCTGGAGAAGAAGGATTTACAGCTGAAGATAGAGCTAGAATTGAAGCTCTTAGAAGTCAAATTGGGGCTGATGAACAAGCTCGACAAGCAAGTATATTACAACAAATGGCTCAAAGAGGGGCATTAGATTCTGGAGCACAATTAGCAGCTCAGCTTGGATCATCTCAAGCTGCAACACAACGTGCATCCCAAGAGGGTTTAGAATTAGCAGCTCAGCAAGCTGCAGCAAGAAGGAACGCATTGGCTCAAGTAGGACAAATGGCAAGTCAAATGGGATCTCGTCAATTTTCACAAGATGCACAAAAGGCACAAGCTAGTGATGCTATTAGACAATTTAATGCTGCCGTTGCCGCTAGAGATACAGCTGCAAAACAACAACAAGCTCAACAAAGAGCAAGTATTGCTAATCAACAAGAAATGTATAATAAAGGTTTGTTACAACAAAATTTTCAAAATCAATTAGCAAAAGCAACGGGAGTTACTGGTGCTCTTGGTAATCAAGCACAACAAGCTATGCAAAGTGCAGCTCAGCAAGCCAGTGCAGCTCAGCAAGAAGCTGCTGGAACTAGAGGTCTTTTAATTGGTGGTGCTCGAGCTGCTATGATGGCTAGAGATGGTGGAATGAAAGGAATGAATTATCAGGCTGGAGGTCAAGGTACTATTATCGAATCTAATCTTGATTCTTATGCTGGAGATGAATTACCTGATAGAATCAATGATGGCGAAATGGTTTTAAATCTTGATCAACAAAATATGTTTAATAATTTGTTAAAAGAATTAGCAGATAGACGTCGAGCAGATGAAAATGTTGACAATGGAAATGCTATAGTAAATGAGGCGCAACAAGAAACACTAATGGATATTGCCAGAGGTGAGGCTCAACCTGAAGATCTTGGAGATCAACAGATCGTTGAAAGAATTCCACAAGAAGCTAGTTTACCTATGGATACTTCAAATCTTGAAGGACTTTTAAATAACTTACAAAATTATCAAGATGGAGGGATTGCCCAACCACTTGATTTAAATAATATTGTTGAAAGTCTTGCAAATTTAGATCAACCCGAAGTAAATATGTCTTTTCCTCAACAAGAAGTAGATTATTCTCAAATGATGAGTGTTGGAGAACCAACGAAAATTCAATCTCCTAAACAAGAAATTCAAGATATCAAAGGAGATATTGAGGCGCAACAAGTTGATAAAACAAATGAAATAGTTGAAAGTCCTAATGCTCCTAAAGTTGAAGAACAAGTTGGAGATGAAGAACTTGAAGATGCAAGACGTAAAGATATGATTATTAATCTTCTTGGAGTTATTGATGATTCTTTAGGACACTATGATGCTGCTAACAAAAATGCCATTCTTCAGCCAATAAAAAGAGATCTTCTTCAAGGTAATTTAGAAGAAAAATTAATGAAAGCTAGGCAATTGGCTTCAGCAAAAAATAAAGAACAAGCATTGATTAAATATAGACAAGAACAATTAGACTTACAAAAACAATCAATGGAACGCACAAAAGAAGAAAAAGATTTAAAAAGAAAAGATCAAGAAGCTAGAGCACAAGAAAGAAAAGGAAAAGAAGCTCGTTTACAAGCTAAAGATGAATTAAATGCCGCTCGAAATCTTCTAAAAGATGATCCTAGATATAAAAAAGCAGTTGAACAAGGAATGGAATTTGAAAGTGTTAATAGACTTTTAGATCAAGTTGGTGAAGGCAATCAAGCTGCACTTGCTGCACTCGGTACAAAACTTGCTAGGGCAATGGGAGAAGTTGGAGTTCTTACAGACACTGATGTTGTTCGCTATGTTGGTGGAACTAGTTGGGGAAGAAAGTTAAAAGATTGGTATGCAAAAGGTGCAAAAGGTGAATTAAGTAAAGACACTTTAAATGACATTAAATCAAACTTAAAACTTTTAAGAGGTAAACTAAAAGATGATACAAGTAGAGTTTATGATAATGCTAGTGGTCGTATGAAAACAGCTTTTCCAAATATGGCTGATGAAAAAATTAGAGGCTTATTGGGACAAACTATTATCTCTGAAGATGAAACAAAAAAACAAGCTAGTTCTGATTCTAGGTTAATAAAAGTTAAAAGAAAAAAAGATGGAATGATTAAAAGTCTTCCAGTTGAACAAGCTGAGAAATATCTAAGTGATCCACGCTTTGAAAGGGTTCAATAATGGCTGATAATTTAGACAAAGATTTCGATCAAGAAAAGGATTTAAGTGATTCATTTGATCAAGAGGTAGATTTAAGTGTTGAATTTGATCAAGTTGAAAGTCCCACTGAGGATGAAAAAACTTCTGCAACAGAAGCATTTTTAGCTGGTGGATTTCAAGATTTAAGTCTTGGTTTGTCTGATGAATTAAAAGGAGCACTTGAGGCAGCAGGTCAAGCAGTTGGTGTAAAAGGCTTAGGTCAAGAATTTGGAAAGCAAGAGTTTCAAGAACCTATTGGATTAGATGTTGATAAACTTGGTGAAGCTTATAAACAAGGACGTGATTTAGAAAGACAACGCATTGAACAAGCTAAAATAGATGAACCAGGAGCTTTTCAAGCGGGAGAAATAGCAGGAATGGTAGGACCGGCAGTTGCAACTGGAGGAGCGGCAGCAGCAAAAGGTCTTCTTACAAAAGGTACTAAAGAAATAGCTAAAAGGTTTTTAAAAAAAGGAACACAAGAAACATTAGAAAAAACTGCAAAAGAACAAGCAAAAGAATTAGCAAAATCTGGGGCACAAATGGGTGGAGCTAGTGCTATTGGTTATTCAGAAAGTGAAGATCCCATTGAATTAGCTAAGGAAGGAACTGTTGGAGCTGGTCTGGGAGCTGCTACAGCATTGGCTGTACCTTCTGGTATTAATTTAAGTAAAAAGGCTTTAAAAAAGGCAGGACAAGGTTTAAAAGAAGGCTCTAAACAAGTTGCATCAGTTCTTTCTGGTTTAAGAAGCGGAACTATTGATGATATAATTAAAAGAGCCGATGATATCAAAGAAGCTGTAGATTATCCAGAAATTCAAGAAATTGTTATGGATAAATCTAGAAAAGTTTTATCAGATATTGAAAAATTTGGTAGAGCTGCTTCCGATATGCTTTCAGATGAAAAAAGTATAGCAAAAGAGGCTATTAAAGATCGTCTTGAAAAACGTATTGCAAAAATTGTCAATACAGCTGATGATCCGGCAATCCCTCACTTACAAAAAATTACACAACTTATTGACGATCAGAATAAATTTGGAGGAGAACTTTTATCTCTTAGAGATATTCAAAAAATTGTTCAGGATACAGGAAAAAGGGCATATAGAGGAATATCCAAGGATTCTCCAGGTGCTGTAAAAAAACAATTAAGAGAAACATATCATGAATTATCTGAAATATTAAAGGAAGCTGCACCAAAGAATTATCGTAAAACAGCTAAAGAAATATCAGATAGATATAATCTTCTTGATAAATTAGATAAAAAACTAGGAATTCAAGTTGATTATGATGAAGTTCTTCAAGGAAGTGAAGATAAACTTATGAGAAAGCTTCAAGAAGTTGGTAAAGAAGATTTATCTGGTAGATCAAAAGTAGATGTTGAAAATTTACTAAATGAACTAGAAGAAATTAGAGGAAAAAAAATAGATGATAAAAGTTTGGCTGACTTACTAAAAGCTCGAAGACTTCAGGGAGAACTTGATAAAGGAGCTGGAGAGTATAGTTATGCCGCACGAACCTTAACTGGTGGACTACTTGGAAGTGCATTACCAGGAGTTGGAAATGTTGTAGGAGCCGCTGCTGGTCTAGCATCAAGACCTTTATCAAGGGCTTTATTAAAAAGAAGTGGTCCTCTTGGTAGAGCCAAGATTTCTGAAAAAGCAAGTCGATTTGTTGATAAGGCTGGAGAAATTGTCTCACCATTTGCTTTAGGTAAAGCAGGAACTCAAAGTGGTAAAGTTGCAGTTGACTCTGTAACAACCTCAAATAAATTTGATGATCCTAAATATATGGAAAATTTAATTCAAGAATTTGAAAACAGTGGTATTCCAGGTGCAAGTGCATATGCAGAACAACTTGAACAATATAAAAATACTGATAATCAACAAGAAAAAACACAAATACAATACAATTTATCTCAACAACCAGCATTTAGACAATTATTGAAAGAGTATGATGATATCAAGCAGAAAAAATAGGGAGGAGTTGAAATGGATGAGATTAGGTATTCTCGATTAGAGAGTAGAGTTGATGAAATTAAAGACGATCTATCTGAGGTTAAGGCGGAACAAAAGATTACCAACCATAATATCGAAGATCTAAAAAGTCATATGATAAGTCATACTGAATCAGTTAAAAATCATGTAGCTGGTGATGATAAAATTATAGCCCAATTGTTGCCTATTATTGATGAGTTTAAGTTTGAAAAGGAAAGAAAAAGAAGAAGACTTGAAAGTTTAAAAGCATGGGGAATAAGACTTGGTATACCTTCAATTCTTGTGGGTATTATTGGAGGGATTGTTAAGATTTGGATTTCTTTTTAATAATTTTTTTAACATCTTTTAAAATGTTTTCAATTCTTTTTTCTTGTTCCTCGTGAATTTCATGTTCTATTTCATGAATAATGGCATTTTCTACATCAAGATGTTTAATTTTATCTAAAAGTAAATTATCATAATCTTCTATATCTAAGTGTATTAATCTATTAGTAATTCTAGATTTATTAAAAATGCAATTATTTCTAGCATTATTTTCGGTATAAAATTGTTTATGATCTTCTTTATCTGGATATAAAAGTTTTTCTTTTCTAGCTTTTTTTAATTCTTCTTCAATTAAATATAGATCATCGGCGTATAATTCTTCATTTTGTTTTTTTGTTAATTTAATTATTTCTTTTAATTCTCGAATTCTTTTTTTATCAGGGTTGTTATCCTTTTTTAAAACTTTTACTACATCCATTAACCATTTTACAGTTTCATCTTCAATAATTGATTTTTTTAATTGATTTAAATTTTTTAATTCTTTATCATGATAAAAATTTGTAACAATTGTTTCTTCATAATATTGATTTAACCACGCTTTTTCTTTTTCAGTCATAGGTCTAATAACTTGATTACCATCTTTATCATAAACCCCATTAATATAATCCGGTTCAATATAATCTTTTCGAGAACTTAAATTTACACCTTTGTCTAAAGCTGGATATTTTGTTCTAGATCTTTTGTTTTCTTTTTTGATATTTTTGGTCATATTTTTTTGCTTTTTCATAAATTTCATCAGATAAATCAAGAGCATCATTGATTAAATAAAATCTTTGATTTCCTGATCTTTTTTGTTCAAAATGTTGTTTAAAGGTTCGAAAAAATTCTTCTTTTCCCCAAAGTCTATTCCATCTTCTGGCATTAGACCATTTCATAAAGTGATAGTATAATACATAATTTGGTACTTTATTATCACCTGGAGATAAACCTGTTTTTCTAATAAACGAAAGAACTTCCCTGTTCTGACGTTTTATAGGAGCAGAAGGATTATCAGATTGCTCATTTTGAGCTTTCTTTTTAAGAGCCTCCTGCTCGATTTCAATTATTTTTTCTAGTTCTTTTAAATCTATCATTAGTATGTAAAACCAAATGCTTTTCTATTCATTTTATTGAGTGCCTTTTTGATATGTAACCTTACCTTACTACCTTTGGCATGAATTTTTATTGGTCCACTTATAGTTGGACAATTAGAAAATTCTACATTATATGTTCCAAAAACTGTTCTAATATTTTTAATGTGAGTTTTTGAAAGAGATTTATCACATTTAACATTAACAACTTCATCTGCGTGATTTAGTCTAACTGCTTCATTTGCTGTTAACCAAAGTTCATTATAAATTGAAGACATATATGATTTATATGAAACACCCACTCTTTTGGCTGTATTAATCGATAGCTCTTTAACTTGTTGACTAATATATTTGAGCCTACTATTAGCTTCTCCAGGAACTTGTCCAGATAAACCCGAAATACTAGCTCTATGAGACATGAAAGCACCATGTGGAACTATATAACGTTTACCTAAGTGTTGTGCAGTTAGATAACCCATACTGGCAGCAAAAACAGTAATAGTGTGAACTTTGTTGGGTAGATTATTTGCAAAATGAATCAACTCTTGTCCAGCTGAAACTGATCCCCCAGGAGTATTTAAAACTAAGTATATATCTTTTTTAGTCTTCAATGCTAGAAATAAAAGTTGTTGTTGAACTTTGGCTACACTTGATGCATTAAATGCTTCATTCATTACAACTGTGTTATTTTTTCTTAAAGTAATACTTTTAGCATGGGCAAAACACATGCTAAATGTAAAAATAATTACTGCTAATAGCTTCATAAAATGAGTCTCCTGTTTGTATTATTTTTTGACTTTACTTGTTTTTTGTGTATTTGTCAAGTTTTTTTGTCTATTTTTTAGACGTATTTGATTTTCTTTGTCAGTTTTCTTTTTATGACATGATTTGCATAAAACTTGAAATCCTTCTTCTTTACAAAACATATTTTCTATATACTCATGCCAATCCCAAGTTTTCTTTTGAAAACCTTCAAGTGGAATAATTGGATCTATGTGATCAATATTACTCTTATCTTTGATTATCCCATTTTTAGGAATTTTCTTTTTTAAAGAAATTAACTCCTTATGTTTTTCTAAGTCTTTGCTACCTTCATAAATCCAAATTCCACAATGCTGACATTCAAAAGTGGCTGGGGCTACCTTTTGTTGTTTTTTGGCATTATTTCGAGCAGGATAACTATAAGATAGTTTTCGAAGAGAATTAATGATGGTTCCTTTAAATTTTTTATCCATATCTTTCTCTTATAGTACATAAAAAGCAATAGATATTCCAAACAATAAGAAAGTCTCAATGGCTAATAGTCCAATTAAGTATCTAGTATAATTTTTTTTAGGCTCAAAATATAGTTTTTTCATATTCTCAGGTTTTACCCATTTTGCATATCTATTTAAGATAATACCAATATCTCGATCAGCTTTCCCAATATCTCTTAAATCAGCCACGGAATAACTATCGTCATTTGGATCTCGATCAATAACCTGACAAATAGCTCCATCTTTAAATGTTGGAGTGTTTTTATACACTAAAACAACATCTTCAACATTAAATTTATTTTTTTTCATGTAAATCACCTTCTTTTATTTCTGTTATTTTTACTTTAACAATACCACACTCATTAGTGCATTTTCTATGTTTCTTCACATCATTAATGTTTTTATATACATAGATACCTCCAGAAGCTGATTCTAATTCATGAAGAAAATCAACTCGACACATGTATCCAAATCTACTTTCTATTTGTTGGTCTGTCATCAAAGTTCTCTTTTTGTTGCTCATATTCTACTAACATAGCTGCATTCATTAGTATGTGATAAGTATGAGGTAATTTACTCTCAGGATCAAATGTTTCTCCAGACCAAAATGCCATTAAATGGCGCATTAAACTAGCATAAGGGACTGAATAATTTGCTCCTTTTTCCCAATTTCTTTCAGAATATTTGTTGGCTCCATATTGAAGAACAGAAGCCAAGGCTTTTAATGTAGAAGGTGGAACTAGATGCATGGGCAGTTTACCTTCATTTAATCTTAGACTTCCTGTTTTTGATATATGCGGTTTAGTACTCACTATTCACCTCGCTTTACTAATCTATCAGCAAGACCAAAATCTATAGCCTCTTGTCCATGAAATATCATATCATTTTCCATTTTTCGTTTTAGATCCTGTTTTCGATAATTTGGATGTTTTTCTTTAATTTTATTTAGATAAATTCCATAACAAATTTCATCATGTTTTTTTGTATAAGATTGCCATAAATCGATATTTTTTACATTATCACTACCATAATGAGTAAGACCATTATGAATCATAATTCTGCTATTTTCTGAGATCACTCGATCATCAGCTGCTTGAAGTATAATGCTAGCAATTGAATCAGCGGCACCATAGACATAACAACGTACATAATTTTTACAAGCTTTTATAGCGTCATAAATTGCTAAACCATCAATAACAGAACCACCAGGACTATTAAGAAAAATATTAATCATACCATCTTTAGATTCTGGAGATAAATTTGTCAGTTCGGCATGTTCTGAATCTTCAACTCTATAATTATCTAATATATGTATTTTTTTTATTGTATTAATAGCCGATTGTGATGTTATTTCAGCATCACCGTCTTCAGAATCTTCTTCTGGTTCTATAAATATAGTTCTTGTTGTTAAATATAATCCATGTTGTAAAAACTTATCAATATCATCAAAAATTTTATCATTTTTATCTGACATTTATAAGACTCCTTAATTTTAAAGAATATTATCTTCTAGTTCCAGCTTTTAAGTTTTTTCTTTTATCTTTTGATAGTAAGTTAATTTTTGATCTTAATTCAGATCCACAATTTGTGCACGTATATTTTTGAAATTTACCAGAGTTTGTATAAGCAAATCCATTTTCTTTAAATTTTTTATTTCCACATGTACAAATTGTTTCAACAGAATTAGAATAAACATTAAAATTAATACTATTATCCCAAGGTATTAATTTATAATATAATTCTTCTAGTGAAAGTACGTCATATTTATTATATTCTTCCATTTCTTTCCAAGCTTCAATGTTACCTTTCAAACATTCTCTCCAAAGAGAGAAACCTGAAAATTTTGCGTGCTTTAGTTTTTTGAATTTTGTACAAAGTTTATCAGTCATATATTCAAGTTTATTACTTGTAAAACTAAAATGTCTTTTAGCTAAAATTTTTGTATCAATGTGTCTATAACTACTTGGTGGTTTTATACCATTTAAAATAAATCTTGCATTTAATTTTTTATGATCAAATGTTTTTGAATTTTGACCAATAACAATGTCAGCTTCATTTAAAAGTTTCCAAATGCCTTTTAGGATTTTTTTATCATTTTCAATGTTTTTTTCATTTCTTTGATCCATATACATTACTTTATCTTCTGGATCTCCGAGCCATTTGGCACTCCAACTAAGAACATACCAATCGCTATATAACTGATTAAGAGCCACATTATTTTCCCACAAAGACCAAACATAACCAAGCATGGGAGCGGTTTCTATATCAAATAGTAATATTTTTGGTTGATCCTTGTTTGATCCTGAAGGTTTTCTTTTTTGATCACTTTTTGTATGTCTTCGAAATGCTTTTCTGATTGATTCGGGTGATTTATTTAGTTTAAATTCTTTTTTTAATATTTTAGCTATTTGATCCCAAGTATGTTCCTCATAAAGCTCTTTTATGCGATTTAAAATAACTTGTGTATACACTTTCATTTTTTATTTTCCTTGTTCCATTTTTGCCATTTTTCTAAAATTTCTTGTTTTTTATCTTCTTTTGTTTCTATGTTTTTTCTAGAAACCTTCTTTGGTAAAGTTTTATATTTTAAAATTTCTTTTAAAGGTTTTCCTTCTGTTATTTCTCCTAAAAATTCTTCTGTTTTTGACCAAGCTTCTGATAAAGTTTTATTTTCAGCTTTTAATTCTCTTATTGTTTTTTGTAATTTTCTAATTTGACTTTTTAGTTTTCTTATTGTATCTCTTAAAGTTTCAGTATCTTCTTTTGGATAAGTTTGGCGTCTTTTTAATTTTGTCATTAAGTGGTTTCCATAGTTTTTTCACTAATAAGATTAAAATGGTCCTTTATAAGATTTGTCTATTCTGACAATTATATACATAATTAAAGCAAAAGGCAAGAGTAAAATCCAATATTTTTCATAAAAATCAAATGTTGTGAGAATCAATATATAGATAAAATTTAAAAAAATCATAAAAATCCAGTACTTCCAAAACCATTAGAACCTCGATTAGTACTAGATAATTTTTCCACAATTTCAAATTCAGCTCTTTCAACTTTCTTTAATACAGCTTGAGCTATTCTATCGCCTTCATTAATTCTATAAGAATCTGCCTGATTTTGAGAAATATTATCCACAATTATCATAACTTCTCCTCGATAATCATGATCGATTGTACCAGGAGAATTAGAAATTCTAATTTTAGTTTTTGCAGACATACCACTTCTGGGTCGAATTTGAAGCTCATATCCTTCTGGTATTTCAAAAGATAGTCCAGTTCTAATTTTCATCGTACTACCAGCAGCGACTGTTAGACTGTCGATACTATGAATATCAAATCCAGCTGAACCTTTTGTAGCATAGAAAGGTATTTGAGCACGACTCTCTGTTTTTTTTATTTTAATTTTCATTAAAACTACTCCTTTTATTTATTCACTACTCCAAACAAAACAGTTTCTTTGATCTTCTCTAAACGTATCTTTCTTTGAATTTCTTCTAGAGAACCAACTAATTTAATGTTTGAGTT